ATACCGAGCAACATGGAGTGGGAATTGTTCAAGAGGAAGCACCCGGATATATACAATGACCTGAAAGCCCCGCAAGAGGCTGACAGGATGAGCGCGTTACGGCGCATTCAATTACTTGAGCCTGAATGGGTTCTGATGGAGAGATTCTAATGGCACGTAAACCGTTAATGATGATGCGTAAAAAGAACCCCATCACAGCAGTATTTACAAAGTACGCCAACCTTAAAACTAAGGTGGCAACCCCTGCCGGTCCAAAGCAAGGTAAATAGCACATGAATTATACTGAGATAATTGACATGGCGCTGGGGTACGCAGACAGGACTGACGCGGAGGTGACCAGCAGGATGGATTCATTCCTGCGCATTGTCGAATCTAGAACCAACCGGCCCCTGAACACACAGAAAATGGTGTCTAGGGTGTCGATTGAGTCAATCACAGACCAAGAATACTACGGCCTGCCTGCTGACTTCGATGGCTTGAGAGATATAGAGGTTAGCCCTGTTGGTGGTGGCAAGATAACGACGCCAAAATACCATTCACCTGAGCAGCTTAATAACCGTGAAGGTGGGAAATTCAATGATATTGCCTACGCCATCGTCGATGACCAGTTACGGATACACCCAGCGCAAACAGAGCAGCTTATTCAGCTAGTGTACTACCAAAACTTACCAGAATTATCACCGGTAATACCCAACAACTGGCTCAGTGACCTGTACCCAGATTGCTACGTCTTTGGCTTATGCGTAGAGATTAACGCTTTCGTTAAGGACGCTGAAACAGCTAACATGTGGGATGCCAGATTCAAAGAATCAGTAGCATCCATCCAGAGCAATGACCGTGACACGAGATGGTCGGGAACAGCATTACAAATGAGGATTGAGCGATGACAACACAAGCAGGTAATTGGGTAGCTGAGAGCTGCTCTACGCTCGGCACAGGCGATATAATCCTTACGGGTCCAGCTACTGGGCAAGCGAGTTTCTCAGGCGCTATAAGCGCTGGTGCGGTGTTCTACTCTATCGAGGACGGTAATAACCGCGAAGCAGGTATCGGAACCTTTGACGGCGCAAGCACAATCGTTCGTGGCGACATCAGGGCAACACTGGTCAACGGCACCTATACAAGGGTATCACCAATACCAATAAGTTTAACGGGCAGCTCTGTTGTATCGTGTACTTATAATGCGTCAGCTTATGAAGATGTGGTCCAGTTTGCTATCGATGCGGGCGCATCGGAAACAGCAGCAGCGGCAAGTGCAGCGGCGGCTCTGGCAAGTGAGAACGCAGCAGCAGCAGACCTTGTTTTAACGAATGCGGATGTTTTAACAACTAACGCTAACGTAGTTCTAACTAACGCAGACGTGCTTGCCATAGCCGGTTCCGAGGCTGCCACAAGCGCAGACGCAGCAGCAACCGCACTGGACAGGATTGCAACTAATGCAGATGTCGTCCTGACAAATGCTGATGTTGTATCGACAAATGCTGATGTTGTGCTAACTAACGCTGATGCAGCGGCTACCAATGCTGACGTACTACTAACCAATGCAGATGCAGCAGCAACAGCAGCGGACTTAGTTCAAACTAACTTAGACCAAATCCAAACAACAGCTGATGCAGGAGCAACAGCAGCGGATTTAGTACAGACCAACCTTGACCAGATACAAACTACCGCAGATGCCGCAGCGACAGCAGCCGACAAGATTGCAACCAATGCTGATGTGGTAACAACTAACGCTGATGTGGTTATTACTAACGCTGATGTTGTATCGACAAATGCTGATGTAGTTAGCTCGGCGGCTAGTGCTGCTGCTGCCTTGGTCAGTGAGAACGCTGCTGCTACAAGTGCAACGGAAGCAGCGGCTAGTGCAGCCAGCATAGACACTAGTAGTTTTGTAGTAAAAACTAACAACTTATCTGACTTAGACAGCGCATCAACTGCCCTTACTAACTTAGGTATATCTAATCACGATGACATTACAGTTGATGGTAGTGGTAACGTTGGTATTGGTACGAGTAGCCTAGATAGTAATAAAGCAGTTATAGAAGGCGGCGTAGCAGGTGCAAACAGCTCTACATTAGCATTGAAAACGGGAGATGGCACATCTTCACAAGTTGCTGATTTAGCTTTTTATTCAACATTCTATAACCACGCAGATACATCTCAAAGAAGGTCAGCAGATATTACATCTGGCTATTCAACAGGGACTTGGGGAACTGAGTATTTAGCCTTTGGTGTAGGTGGTGCAACTGATGCGCGTAATGTAACTACAGAACGCATGCGTATCAACAGTAGTGGTATCTCTGTAACTGGCTCAGTAACTTTAGGTAACTGGTCAGTAACGCAGTCAGGCACAGACTTAGTATTTGCTACAGGTGGTACTAACAAAATGAAACTAGACGCTTCAGGCAATCTTACGGTTGTTGGAGATGTCACAGCATTTGGTACAGTGTAATGGCTTTGCCTACTTCTGGCGCTTTACCTTTATCCGACATTCAAACTGAGTTTGGTGGTAGTAACCCTGTTAGTCTTTCTGAATACTACGCTGGGGGGTCTTATGTACCCTCTGGCACTTCAGGGACTAATGGTGCAGTTCCTGCTTCTGGTGGGATTAGTTTGAGTGACTTCTATGGTACGAGCGCTCTCTTTGCGTTTAACATTACAACAAACGCAACCAATGCAAACCTTCGCACATTAGCTTTAGCGGCTGGTTGGGATGGAAGCACTGCTGTTGGTTGTACTATTAATAGCGGTGTTATTATATCAGGCAATACTGCTGGCGACGGCACTGCGGCTATGACAATAGATGGCTCTTTCCCTACTGGTGTAACCCTAGTTAATAACGGTCAAATACGAGGTCGTGGGGGTGACGGGGGTAGCGGGGCGTCTACTCTAGCAGGAACGCCGGGTGGCAAAGGTGGTAGAGCCTTAACGGTTGCTGTTGCAGCTTCTATAGATAACCAAGGAAACATTTGGGCTGGTGGCGGCGGTGGCGGTGGCGGCGGTGGCGGAAAAGGACCCGGTAGCGGCGGTGGCGGTGGACGCTCTAGTAACATTAACTCCTCAGGTGGCACTGGAACCAACAACGGTGGTGCTGGTACATTAGCAGCAGCAGGCACTGGTGGTGCCGGTGACGGATTTGTTGGTAGAGGTGGTAATGGTGGTAACGTAGGTGCTGCGGGTGCTAGCGGTGCTAGCGGTGATGTCGCTGCTGGTGGGTCTGGTGGTGCTGGTGGACAAGCAGTAAACGGCAACTCAAACATAACTTGGATTAATACAGGTAGCCGTTTAGGCACAATCGTATAGGAAATTAAAATGCAAATAACATATGAATATAAAATTATAGAAGTTGATGAAGAATCAAGGACTATGATGGTTGAGTACATTTCTCTAGGGCGAGAAAAAGTTTTAATGGGCATACCTACACCCTTTAAAGGTGAAGTTCTAGAAGAGGTTATAAAAAATTATGCTCCGATTCAGCAGTGGTTAGATTTAGAAAAAGAACTAAGCCCGCCTTTAATTGGAACAAATGGTTCAATTTTACAAGGTACTGACCAAGATTCGGCACAAGCGGAGGTAATCTTATAATGGCTGCGTGGAGGTTTAAAACACTAGTTAATAGTAATACTAACAGCTTTTCTATTTTGACGGCTATATTTAAAAAGGGCGATATTTTCCAAGCAACCACTGTAAACCAAAATACGACAGGAGGTGTTAATTTTCTAACCTCAGGTTCTGTAGATTTTTATGATGCCAATATGAAGCTGAGAGTGCAACAAAGCCGAGAAGACGGTAGGATTTTAATACCTACTTTAGATGACGAAGAGCCTTTAACTGAATCTGGCGAGAGATTAGTTAATATGTCTGCCACCGAAAATGGACGTTATTATTGCGTCAGTGGTAAAGATTTGTGGGATGGGGAGGTATTACAACTATCTCCTAACGAAACCCAAACTCTTACTGATGTTAAAGGTAAACGACTGTTCCTTGCAGAAGACGGTATTTCGGTAAATGACATAAATTACGAAAGGCATCAGGTTATTTATTTTGAGAGTATTAATACAGCAGTGATTAAGTCGGGTGACACTCCTGCTATTGGTGTACTTTTTTATAAAGCATAGGTGACATATGAATTTCTACCACAAAGTAAAACTTACATTGTTTACTACTAACTTGGTAGGTATATTAGGGCTCACCTTCTACTTTTCTTGGTGGGGGTTAGCCACCGCTCTAGTCGTTTGGACGGTGTTTAACACAGGCGTTTCTGCTGGTTTCCATAGGCTATTCTCGCACAGGTCTTATGAGACAAATAAGTTTTGGTGGTGGTTCTTACTACTTGCGGGGACGTTAGCCAGCATTGGAAGCTCTATAAGCTGGGTAGGCCAGCACAGACAACACCATGCTAAGTCAGACGTTGAAGGCTCAGACCCTTACTACCCTCATGGCGGTATTATTAAAGCTTGGGTCTTAGGGCCGTGGCCTTCTGCTATCCTCCCACTGACTGTTAAAGATTTGATTAGGGATAAAACACACAAGTGGCTGCATGATAACTATTTCAAGATAATCGCGGGCTATGTTGTTGTCTTGGCTCTAATTAATCCAGAGCTAGTTATTTGGGCGTGGGCTTTGCCAGGCGCTATAGCTTTCTTCAGTCTTCAAATGACAGGCGTATTTGGTCATATGATAGGGCATCAAAAATGGGATACAGGTGACAAGAGCATGGATTGTCACTGGTTAAATATCTTCACTTTTGGCGAGAGTTATCAGAATACCCATCATTATAGACCTAAACAGATAATCATGGGTAAATATGATTTTGCTGGTTATCTAGTTAAGTACATTTTCCAAAAGAAGGAGGCTGTATGAATCATAATATAGCTGTAAGAAGTTTACAGGTATTTAACCATATTATAGGTCTAGCAGGTATTATATATCTATTCATGGGAGCATCTTCACATTATGCTTGGATAGCTTTATTTACCTACTGGATTATAGGTGTTCTTGGAATAAACATCGGTTTCCACAGGCTTCTAGCACATCGAAGCTTTAACACTTACCCTGTAATTGAAAAAATTCTAAGTGTGATAGGCGTAATAACAAGCGTGGGTAGCCCTCTTGCTTGGGTTACATTACACAGGCAACACCATAAAGGAGCTGAGACTCCTAAAGACCCCCACAGCCCTTACTTATTGGGAAATGCTCGCGCATGGTTTGGGGTCTGGAACATAACTCACTTAGACTTAAGGCTAATTAAGGATTTACGTAAAGATAAGTTTCAGAAGTTATTACACAAACATTACTTTGCAATTATCTTCTACTTTATTCTTATCTTAGCACTAATAGACCCACTGTTAATCATCTACATGTATGCTATTCCTGCTTCACTGTGCTTACACAGCTCAAGCGCTATTATAGTAATCGCACACAGACATGGATACAAAACCCATGACTTAGGTGTAGATGAAGCAAGAAACAGTTGGATTGCTAGTTTAATTACCTTGGGAGAGGGGTGGCATAATAACCACCACCATAACCCAAGAGCTTGGTCTAATCAGGAAAAGTGGTGGGAATTTGACCCTAACGCTTTGATTATAAAACTAATTAAAACTTGAGGAATCCATGTGGAATTTCAAACACTATTTAACGCTCTTTTAGGGTTAATGTCGATATTTGTAGGATGGTATTTAAGAGCTGTGTGGGATGCTGTCAGTAACCTACAGAAAGACGTAAAGGCTATAGAACGTCATGTACCAGATACCTACGTCAGACGCGATGACTACCAGTTAGACATTGCTGAGATAAAATCGATGCTAATTCGGATTGCAGATAAACTAGACAATAAGGTGGATAAGTAATGTCCATCAGCATGTATGCAACAATAACACAAGTTTCATACACTGTAGGAATTACTTTCACCTTTCCATTCTAAAGGTAAACCAAAATGATTCAGTTCCTTTCAATTCTTGGGGGACTAGCTACGCAATGGGTACAGGGAAAATCTGACGAAGCTAAAGCAAAGCAAGACGTTAAGCTTAAAGCTATGCAGTCAGAAGAGAACTGGGAAAAGATGATGGCGGAGGGCAGCAAGAACTCGTGGAAAGACGAGTGGTTTGTTGTTGTCCTGTCCATCCCCATGATTGGCTCATTCATCCCCAGCTTAGTGCCGTACATCCAGCAAGGCTTCGCAGTCTTGGACACAATGCCTGAGTATTACAAAGGCTTTTTAGCAGCCGCCATAGCCGCCAGTTTTGGTCTTAAAGGCTTGGCTAATTGGAAAAAATAACATGGCTAGAAACTATAGAAAAGAGTACGACAACTATCATAAAAAACCTGCCCAGCGCAGGCGTAACGATGCCCGTAAGAAAGCCCGTAGACTAATGGAGGCTAAAGGCAGAGTACGTAAAGGTGACGGTATGGATGTAGACCATAAAGACCGTAATCCTAAAAACAACTCAACAAGTAACCTTAGGGTTCAATCTAAATCCACAAACAGAGCTAGGAATAAATAATGGCTGCATTTGAGGATGCTTTGGACTTAGTTCTAAAGCATGAGGGAGGTTACGTTAATCACCCTAAAGACCCAGGTGGTGAGACTAACTACGGGATAAGTAAAAGAGCATATCCTGAGGTAGACATAAAGAACATCACTGAAGAAGAAGTAGCTTCTATATACCGCACGGACTACTGGGAGAAAATCCAAGGGGACTCTCTTCCACCTGCGGTAGCTCTTCTTACCTTCGACTTTGCAGTGAACGCTGGTGCTAGAAGAGCTTCTAAGGCACTTCAGAGCGTAGTTCACGCAGTACCAGATGGGATAGTAGGTATTAAGACCATTAAAGCCGTTAAAGAGGCTTACAGTAACGACCCTGACCTTTTAGCATTCTCATATAAAGAGAAGCGGCAGGAGTTCTACATGGGTCTTCGTACTTACGAAACATTTGGCAGAGGATGGACACGTAGAAACATTGATACATATGAGGAGGCTATCCAATGGATAACAAAGACATCATAGATGCCCTTCACGGTGCAGTAGCGCAAGAGTTACTTGCTCGTGTTAAGGCTGGAGAAGCAACAGCTTCAGAACTGTCAGTAGCTACCAAGTTCCTTAAGGATAATGGTGCAAGCTTAGACGTTATAACAGCAGAAAGTCCTATGGCTAACCTGCTAGAAGCACTGCCCTTTGAGGCAGCGGATAAAATTCAATAAAAGGCTTTTATGTCTAAACGTAATAAACGCAACAATGTAGACCACAGACCCCAAATAGACTTCGCTCCAAAGACCCAGACACAATCAGAGTTATTCCAAGACCTAGAGAGTAATGACCTGATGGTAGTCTTAGGGCCAGCAGGCACAGGTAAAACATATACCACATGTGTTAAGGCTGCTCAGTGGTTAGTTCGAGGTGCAGTTAAAAAGATTGTACTAGCAAGAGCTAACGTAGCCACTGGGAAATCCTTAGGTGCTATACCAGGCAACCTAGATGAGAAGTTAGCTCCTTGGACAATGCCCATGACAGAAGTGCTGAGAGAACACCTCGGTAGCACAATGTTTGAGTATTGTACAAATAAGGGGAAGATACAAACGGTAGCACTAGAGACTATCCGTGGGCGTTCCTTCAGGGACACCTTTATCATTGTGGATGAATGTCAACAGCTTACCCTAGATGAGATTAAAGCAATATCCACTAGGGTGGGTGAGGGTAGTACCATTGTATTTATGGGTGACCCTAAGCAATCAGACTTAAAAGGACAGTCTGGCATCAGTACATTTATGAATCTTCTCGACAATTATAACCCACCTAACACAAGCATCATTGAATTTGATTTAGATGACATTGTTAGGTCAGACACCTGCGCCAACATGGTAAGAATGTTCCATGAGGCAGGTTACTAAAGCTTCGTCAGAAGCTGACAAAGGAAACGTATGAATGAACTGCCAAAGGAGTTACATGACTTCCGTAACTTCATGTATTTGGTTTGGAAACACTTAAACCTTCCAGACCCAACACCTGTACAGTATGACATCTCGGACTACTTACAGAACGCTCCAAGGCGCTGCATTATCGAAGCTTTCAGGGGCGTAGGTAAATCCTACGTCACCTGTGCTTTCGTAGTCCACCAGCTACTTTTAGACCCAGACAAGAAGTTCATGGTAGTCTCTGCTAGTAAAGCTAGAGCTGATGACTTCAGTACCTTTACACAGCGTATTATCTTAGAGCTTCCTTTATGTAAGCACCTGATAGCCAAGGAGTCCCAAAGGTGGAGTAAGATAGCCTTTGACGTAGCTCCTGCTAAAGCCAGTGGTTCACCTTCGGTTAAGTCCGTAGGTATCACAGGTCAGCTTACAGGTTCTCGTGCTGACATCATCATTGCAGATGACGTAGAAGTACCAAACAACTCTATGACCCAAGGGATGCGTGAGAGACTCAGTGAAGCTGTAAAAGAGTTCGATGCTGTACTGAAACCTGAAGGTAAGATTATATACCTGGGTACACCCCAGTGTGAAATGTCATTGTACAACACATTGA